TTTGATTTAGCGTCTGGATCAGCTGCGTGTAAAACTCTTGTAGCACCTCTATTTGTGTTTACCTTCATAGGATAAGTTCCAACTAGTTCAGCAAACATAGCTTGAAAATTAGACACAAAAAGATCGATGAACTCTTGTCTTATAACATGATTTTCAAGAGAATCACCGATCTTAATGTATCCTTTATGTTGCAGTGTAATCAAATCCGGTTTCAATGCAAGAGTTGATATATAATTAAAACCTTTTCTATATATGATATAGAGATAGACATAATCGTCTGCTGACATACCCGTTTCCTCAAGTATGGCAAAGTCTAATTCTATCTTCATATAAAAATAGTTTTTATAACGTATAACGATACTTGTGCAAATATAATAATTTTTTCCATAATATTCAATTTTATTTAATTTATTTTTATAACCAATTTATACCTTTAAGATCTGCTACAGATTTATTAAGCCATTTCTCTTCTTGAGAGTTTTTAACATATATAATGTAGATCTTCCCAATTTTACCTTCTTCAAATCGTATTAACCTTCCTATTCTTTGTACCATAGATAAAGCTTTTGATGTTAATCCACATATAATACCTATATTAGCATTAGGTATATCAAAACCTTGATTTAAAGCCTTAGTAGAGCAAAGTATATTAACCTCATCGTCTTTAAAGCGTTTTAAAGCGTTCTTACGAGCTTTTAGTGTTTTTTTACTGTGATATACTTCTGCTAGAGGTGAAACGCTGTCAGCTAATTTATCTGTGAACGCGTTTAAGCCTCCAAATGTAATAATTTTTTCTGTTAAATTACCATAAACTATCTCTTTAAATTTAGATATTTTATTGTGCGCAGTGTCCACTATACCTTTACGTTCTCTCATAGCTTTATAGAACCCTAATGCATGAAATTTCTCTTCTTTTGTACATTGTTTATTGGCTATAAAAAATTTAGCCATATCAAAAGCTTCGGGTCCTAACCACATTTTATGTCTAACAAAATCAGCTTGAACTGCGTCATATTCTAGCATTTCTCCAAATGTTAATTCTACTGGAATACAGTAAATTTCATAAGGAGAGACTAGTTTCATCTCTACGCATTGATCTAATGTTATAGTATAAACTGTAGGTGCTAACCTGAACAACTGCATTTTATACCCAACATCTTCTGGCATAGTAGCAGTCATACATAATAATTTATCATAAGTATTGTTATTAAAAAACTTTATATACTGTTTACTTAATCCTAAATGTATTTCATCACACACTACTATATCATAATGATTACCTACAAGCTTGTAAGCACTTTGATAACACATAATATCGACTCTATCCAAGCAACTGTCATACCCCCATTTAATAAATTCATCTCTAAATTGGTCTTGCAACTGTACAGTAGGTACTAAGATGAGAGCAGTTTGTTTCCCGAGTACATTAAGAACATGATTAATACTAACCACTCCACATCTTGATTTCCCGAAGCCAGTTCCAGCAATAATACTACCACAATAGTTGTTTTGAGCCCACTTGTTAAGCGCTTTTCTTTGCTCTTTGTCTTTTGTTTCATTTGTTTTCATTTTTAAGGAGTTTTCCATACTGTATGCTGTCTATTAGTACTAACATTTAACCTCGTACTTGTTGTTATTACCATGCCTCGGTCAAATAATTCTGTTACACGACCTGTTACACGGTTTATCTCCCAACCTAAACGATCAGCTATCTCTCTATTTGTTAAGCCTAAATATCTAGGATCCTTGGTGAATCTTTTAATTTCGTCGTAAACTTGCTTGCGTTTACCGGTTAAATTATTTATTGCCTTTAGGGCGTTTATTTGTGTATTTCTTATCATCTTGTTGTATTTTAATATGTTTTTCTATTACTTTTCCAATATAATCTTTACTTCTACCAGTATGTATAGCCATCTCAGGAATAGTCATAGTATCGCAATTTTTATAAAAACAATCTATAATTTTAGACTCTCCAGGAGTTAAAAACAAATAAATATCTTTATCTTTTATTTTTTGTTTGTAATAACTAATAAATTCAGTTGTTTTCATGTTGGCGTATCTCTGCGCCTCTGCGTATTCTTTCCATGTTTCAGTGTCTTCTTCAGTTTCACCGCTATACTTCCATAATTGATCTGCAGTCTTTACAATAGGACCATTATCTTTTTGCCATTGTTGTTCTTCTTCCATTTGTATAGCTACATGATGTCTTTCTTTCATAATTCTTTAAGTAATTTTAATATTTTAGATCTAGTTCTTATGAGTTTAGTTTTATCAGCAGTAGCACATTCAAATATATTACTTTGACTTTGCACTTTCTTTCTGTCCCCCATTTTACTAATTGTTCTGTCTAGGTTACTTATCATTTCTTCTAACCGTTCTTTCTGTCCCATGTTTTTAATTTTTTAGTTGTTATACTCCAGGGTGAGCGCGTATTAACCGTTAATGGCAAAAGCGCCGGCTGCTCACCCCTTCGTAATATTTATTTTTCCCAACAGTTGCTAACTGTTACTTCAGCTTCTAATAAACCATTAGTTACTATTTCTTTAGCTGCTATTTCCATCAAATGCTTCATGTCTTTTGACCATTCTTCTATATAATAATTCTTACATATAGTGTCTATCTGGTCATGTACAGTCATTACTAATTTAACGGGAGCGTCGTTTACATCTATATACTCACGCATTAATACTAAAGCTTTCTTAGTCATGTCAGCGCTAGCTCCTTGTATAGGTGTGTTCTTACTAGCTCTTTCAATACTGCCAAGCTCCATCATTGATGACTTGTTATCCCATATTTTAGGGTACCAGTTAACAAACCACCTTTTTCTATTATAAGGAGGAAATGTTTTAATGTACCCATATTTCTTACCATAGTTCCCTAGTTTATCTAGGAATCCTTTGATTGACGGGAAGGCTTCGAAGTATTTTTCGATGAGTTCTTTAGCTCCATCCAAACTGATGTTAAGAGTATCAGAAAGCTTATTAGGGCCCATCCCATAAGCAAGCCCGAAATTAATAGTTTTGACATTTGTTCTTAATTTTTTATGTGATGCACATTTGCATTTAGATTTATTTTTCATATAACTGCAATTACTTTCACCACTTGTTAACCATTCTTTACCATATACTAACTCTGCACATGTACTGTGTAAGTCTTGTCCATCTTTTAGTGCTTGTAACCATACAGGGTCTTGTGAACCAAAAGCAATTACATTTAATTCTTGAGAGCTATAATCTGCACTTACAAAACTCCAACCATCAGGCGCAGTAAAACAGTTTCTATAAACATTATCAGCAGGTATCTGCTGCATATTAGGCTTACTGCTACTAACACGACCAGTGTCAAGTATTTGATGAAAATTAGTGTGAATTTTATTATCTCCAGCTAAGTTCTTAAAGAATGCATCACCATACGATGTGCATAGTTTCTTTGCTTCTTTATATTGAATGTAAGTATCTATAATTGGATGCTTATATCTATATTTATACATAGCTTTTCCATTTACATTCTCTAATTTAGGTATAAGAGTTTGAAATACTTCGAGAACTTGTTTAGGTGATGTCCATTTAACATTTACTTTCCTTAACTCTTCTATAGGTATAAACATATCAGCTTGCATATACTTACGAACAAATTTAACAAGTCCATTGTGCTCTATTAATTCTTGATCTAAATTCACACCTAATATATCAGCATTTTTTGTATTTATAGCTTCTATTTGTTTCCAAGCCTCAATATCTAAATCTAAACCGTTGTATTCCATATCAGCAAAGCCTAAAACAGCCTCATTTTCAAGATTAACTACATTATTTAAACTATATTTATCAATAATAGGTAATTGATGAAGCCTTATTTTTATTAAATACTCAACATCTTTAGCCCCATAGTTTACTTGAGAATCATTAAATGGTTGACCAGTTAGCCCAATAAATTGATTTCTAACATCTTTATTTAATTCCACATTTAAATACCTTTTACATACATCTTTAAGTCCAAATCCTATTTTCTTACCACAGTTTAATACAAGCTCAGTAAGAAATGTGTCATAAATACTTTCACAAGTAATATTAGCCCATTTTTTAATGAATTTATAATCAAACTTAGCATTATGAAATATCTTAATTATATCTTTACTTTCAAGTACATGTCTTAATGGCTCAATGCTTATAACTCTTGTGTCTATTACAAACTGTGTATTTTCATCACCTATTTGAAACATAATCATCTTTTTGCAAGTGAAATCTAACCCTTCAGTTTCTGTATCTACACCTAATACTGCTTTATCTGAACAATACTCAGCTACATACTCAATTGAGCATTCACTGTAAGTAGATATTAATGTTGTACTACTTCCCACTGTATATATCATAATTTAAAGTTTTAAAAAGGGAGGTCCATGCCTATAAACCTCCCTTATTATTATTACTACAATTCTATTTTCTCAACTGCAGTATTTATCATACTAGCAGCAGAAATTGTTTTAGATTCCATTGCTACACTATCAGGTGTTAAGAATGTATGCATTTCTTTAGTATCTGAATCTGTCAAGATTAACGTAGTGTTAGAAAATATATAATTAGAATCATGAGTAATAAATGCTCCCTCAGCTCCTTTTCTTTTAGCAGATCTTTCTAAATTCTCTGCTTGCCATTCAGTAGGATCAATAGTTTCAGTTATTAATATTCTACATCTTACATCTTTAATAGTAGGATTAAGAATATTTAAATCTAGTAATTCTACTGATGCCCCAGCTTTAGATGTACCCATGTACCATTCAGCTTCTAATCCAAAGTCTACACCAAATAATTCAGTTGCATCTGTTGGTTCAGCTGTGATCCATGTTCTTCTTGCATTAGATTTAAATCTGTCATCAGACTTATTTAACATACCTAGTACATTTATTGGTCTATCAGTTACTTGTACTGATTCAGCTACTTCTAATTGAATCTTACCATTAGCTACTTTTCTAGCTTGTAGTAATAAAGTTTCATTAGCGTTTAGAGTGTCTAATGTCCCACTGTTTAATTGATTTGCCATTTTATTTATTGTTTTATAGCGTTTAATGTTGATTTCGAAGGGTTATCAACAACCTTTTTATTAGAATATACAGCAGTCACTTTAGCATATACATTAGGAACAATATTACCACTTGCATTCCTTATAACACATTTACTTTCGACAGTTCTTACTGATTTTACATCTTTATCTGAAGCTATAGTTTTATACTTCGGATTGTTTGAGTTTAGCTTTCTTTTTTTCATACATTCTTTTTAATTTGTTACTTATTAAAAGGGTAACAAAGTTAATCATTTGTTTTTTAACGACAGTTTCAGTAGCCTTTAAATAATGCAAACAGTTCATAACTCTTTCAAGTTTAGAAATGTTCGCATTTTTTAGGTTAACTCTCTGTCCTTTCATTTTTAGGATCATGGTTTTCAGGTTTAAATAAGGTTAGTAAGTAATTGATATTCTGTTCATAACGGTCAAACAATTTAATTTTATCATCATATTGATTCTTATCGTTAAATATTTCCAGCAATAGTCGCTTCTTCCTTATTCCCTCTAACTTATTTTTATATAAATCATTCATAACTTATATCATTCGGTTTTCACCATAGCTAAACTCTAGCATTAGTCCGAATATTCCAATAGCTATACCTTGTCTTAGTTTAAAGCCAAGCATTAGTGTGTCTATTTCTCTTGTGTCAAAGTTAAATCCGACACATATTTTTACTTTGCCGAATAATGTTATTCCACATATTTCTCCTTTTTTTCTATAATGTTTCATGATTAATTTCTTTTGTTATTATTTCTAAATTATACGTTTCATCGAACACTATGCCAATGACTTTAATTTCTCCTTTAGCTTCTATTTCTTGAACAATTTTAACTAAATCATTCCTTACAAATATACCACTAGATTGAGCTTCCTTTTCATTTAAGTCTAGGAAAACTCTTTGTTTACCAGGACTCATTAGTAAAAGTAACTGCCAAATAGCAGAATAATAGATAATAACACTAAACCTGCTATTACAATCTGTTGATGTTTCATTGTCTTCTCATGACAATCAATATGATATTGTAGTTCTTTGATTGTCTTTCTTTTGTTCACTGCTGTTTTTGCTTTTGTTGCCATTTTATTTAATTGATTTGATTAATATTCTACTCTAAAGTTTTATAATGGGCTGAGATTACACCATTATACACACATCTTTTGTTGTCTTATTAGTTAACAACGTATCCACTACAGTCTCCCATAGTAATGTGCAATGACGATTAGTATAGCTAATCACTCTTAACGTTAACATCTACTCACAAATTACTCACACGAAGAGATAGGTTGATCGACCCATTCTTGGCTTTGGTTTGCAATACATATCAGCTTGAGGCATCAATGTACCTGAGTTCACATAAATGTGCCCAGATTTAGTCATCTTTCAATGATTAACGAGATAACACTTTCTCTGTTTTTAGTTTTATTATTATTGGTACAAGTAGCGGTTATCTTGCAGCTTCGCCTCCTTTTGAGAGACAAAATACTACACTACTCATGTATAACTTTTCATCGTTATGGTATTTCAGGTTATATCTATTCTCTAGATTGCCCATCATACTAATTTATACTCTTCATTAACTCGACAGTTAATTCAGAACTAAATCTACAGTTATTTCCTATTGCTATCACTAGCTCATCTCTCCCAACTAAATAGAAGAAATACACATACCCTCAGACATTCGTCCATTGGTGCCGTGCAGTATCCTGCTTGCTTAAATTGACCGTAATTGGCAACATATATTCCACAACATGTCTTTAGGTATATTACTATACTTATCGGGTTAAGCCCCTGTTTAATACAATTAGTTTAAAGCTCCATTGCCACGTCAAGGCTTGTATTATAATGGAGTAAGAGACTCTTCGGTCAACAGTAAAGGCTTAAATCAAAGTTTATCCTTTCAAATGTAAGGGTTCAATAAGAGTTTTGGTTCTGCAGAACCATCACAATTATCTTATCCAGAGTCTGTGTATTTTTATGCATTTTCTTTTATAAGCTTAGTTAACAATTTAACTAGCTTTTCGAGTGCTACAGCCACTCGTTTGACATCTTTTTCTAAAGAGTCATCGTTATAATTACTTCCTGTTTTCATAGCTGTATTTTTCAAATGCAATAACTAAAAACTTTTCCCATATTCTGGTAATATTTCTTGCACCTTGAGGATTCAAGCTATGACAATACATTATAGGTGGTGAAAGATCATTTTTTAACAAATGTTCTATAAAATACTCAGCACAATGATAACCTGTCCAATTATCAACACCTTTAAATACATCATCTTCATATACTTCAATATCCCAGTTTCTACCTGGAATATAATGAGATTCTAATAAGTCATGGTCAAAAGATACAATATGAGGCATATTCTCCTGCGTAAGTTCATCTATTAAATTGACAAACTTCGCAGCAGAATTAACTGTATACCATCCTTTATAACTATATGTTTTACCATCACCCTCTCCCCAGGTTACATCACTGGGTTTTCTATAGTCATCTAAGAACAATTTCATATTGTAAATGTATTACATGAAACTGTTTTTAAAATCCTATCTTTCATTCTTACAGCTCTAAATGGACTATTTACTATCCAACCATTAACTAAACCTTCTGCTTTTAAAGCCTGTATCATTGGTAAAGGACATAAAACTATGTCAACATCATTATGTTGATACATTTTCATCCAAACCTCCATTTCACGTTTTACTTCATCACTTAGTGTAAAGTTTAGCGTAACTGTTGAGATATACTGACTGTTTTCATGGTGTCTAATTATATGATCATCAACAATAGTTTCATTAAAGTCTACCTTTAATCTCATACTATCATAATCACTAACAGCATCTAATACAGTACCATCATCAAATGTAAATGCATGTGGTGAACTGAAATTACCTACTAATAATTGATTAGAAAGCCTAACAACCTTGAGCCTAGTTGACTCAAGGATGTCAGAATTGTTTTGCATTATACTATCCATTAGTAATCTATTTTACCTACTGGTTCTGCATTAAAAGACTCTGCATTAAAAGACTTTAAATACTCAACTATGTTAGTATTAAGACTTCTCATTTCTTTTCTATCTTCAAAAGATATTGTATCATCTCTTGTTATACTATCACTTAATGCTGACAACAAAGTTCTATTTAAAGAGTTTGCTTTATCTAATTGCTTAGACATACTTATTAATTCTTTTCTGTTAGATGTTATTACATCTTGTACTACACTTAAATTTATCTCCATTTTGTTCTATTCTTTTTTATTTATACTCAATTAATTATCTACTCTTAAGAGTTTTAACAGTCTTGCAACTGAAGTATTCTCATAACTCTGGGAACCACATTTATACTCAGTGAACTTAGAGTGTTATAATACTTTGTTTATCATTGTCCCGTAACATTTAATAGGCATTGATGATGCAAAGTGTTATATAATACAATACATCTGTTTATACCATTAGTTAAATAGTGGGATAAAGTGGTGTTAAGTGGTAAGGCAGTGCACTAGTCAACACTGCAATCTATATCTTTTGTTGGTTATCATAATACTTGTTGGTTAAATGATCTTACCTAACATAACACACACACAGACTCTCCCTTTACTAACTACTAATATACACATGTATATATATAAACAGTGAAAAGAACTCTCCTAAAGGGAGAATTCTTTACACACTGTCAATGTTTCATTGACATTACTAAGCTTCTTAATAGAAGCTGTACCTTCGAATACCAGGTCTTGACCTGCTTCGGAGAGTGGTCCACCCTCGTAGAGTGGTTGACCAAGTACTATTCTGTTACAGAATATTACGTCTTTGTCAGTGATGTCTTGTCCGTAGGAAAAGACTTTACTGACTGTACCATCTACTTGCTTGATGGTTACTAATGAGCACTGAACTTGTTCATCGTGCTTGTTCTTTACGTCGAATGTTCGACCGTAAAGGATACTACCTGTTACTAAATCTAATGGCATGGTATTTGATTTTAATTAATAATTTGACCGGGAGTCCTTTGGACTTTAGGGACAAGGTGGGGTGCTATTCTAAATACCCTCATGCGTTCAGAACTAGCCCCAAAAAAAATTTTACCATATTTTAATTTTTGTATTAAAGTTTTTATATCTTTGCAGCGTAATATTATTCATCCCTCGGTAACCAAAAAAGGGATTAGACATCGGATTGTAGTCTTAAATAGAGATAGAGTTTTCTCCGGTAATTACAAAAGAGTTAAAGTATAAGCTCTAGTTAGGATAGAATGCACACAGGTAGGTGCGGTGAATTAACACCAGTCTTACTATCCTTGGGTCCCTTAGAGATAAGGCGCACTGCTAGAGTGAAATCACAACTTGAAAAAGAAACCCAAGGGGGATAACTATATCCAATTATGAAAGATTATTATTTAGATAAAAATAAGAAAGTTGTGTTTACCAAAGAGTATCATTTAAAGAGAGGACATTGTTGTAATAACAAGTGTTTGCATTGTCCGTATAAAAAAAAGTCTAAAAAAGATACGCATCTAAAAAAATAATTTATATCTTTGCCTAGAAATTAAAACTAAATAATAATGGCAAAGAAAAAAGAAACATTTAAACCCTTAAGAGATTGGATATTACTACCAGATCCTAGGAAAACAAAGACAGAGTCAGGTATAATACTAGACTCAGCTACAGCTGATAAGATGACTACCAATGTATTAAAGGTATTAGATGTAGGTCCAGATACAAAGGTTGTTAAAAAAGGAGATACTGTAATGGTTGACCCTAACATAGCAGGTATGATTATAGAGATAGATGAAGTGTCTCATGTATTGGTATCTGAATTCCACTGTTTAGGTATAATGTAATGAACGGTTCCGTAACTATAAGCTTAGAAGATTACCACTCTTTTATAGATTCTTCTATACAGAATAAAAAAGGTAGAGAAAAGTTAATGAAAACTGCTAAAGAATTAGGAGTCTTCTTATCCTATTTAGCAAGTAGAGAAGATATAAAAAAACATGTACAAGCATTTAATATGCAATCAACTACTTCTAAGATAGAGTTTGAAGGAAATAAAGCCGTAATATCTTTAAGATCTGATATATGAAATTAACACTAAACTTAAATACTACCTCAAAATATTTATCTTTTTGGAATAGTATATTTAATCTAACTACTAAAGAAATGTCAGTACTATTGTCATTTATTGAGGTATCTCCTGTGCATGGTTTATGTACATTAGAGGCTAAAAAGGCTGTAGCATTATCTAGGAAGATTAAGGATTATAATACATTAAATAATTATGTTAAAAAATTAAAGGATAAAAAAGCAATAGAATTAATAAATGGAGGATACAGATTACACAAAATACTTAGGAACAGAAAGGATGTTACTGTCAGAGTGGTACGAGGGTGATAATGGAGGTAATATAATATCTTTCTATTGGATAGCAACTTCATTGATAGCTGTTGTTCAAGACGAAGAAGGTGATTTAATAGAATTAATAATAACAGACGAAAATGAATATACTGAAACTAGTTAAAAACTTTGCTATAGAGGCGGTTAAGTTTACAGCTGCTGGGGCACCAATAGTAACTGAAAAGGTCTTTGAAGAAAGGCTTAAAATATGTAATGAATGTGAACATATATCTGGAGATAAATGCATGAAATGTGGGTGCACAATGTCAGTTAAATGTAAATGGGGAACTGCTGCATGTCCAATAAATAAATGGGAAACAGTAATCACGAAATAATATACTCATTATCCCACAAGTATAATTTACCTGCTAAAGTTATTAAAGAAATAATATCTTCGCAGTTTAAATTTACAGCAATGATAATGAGTAGTGGAGGATTTGATACTATAAGATTACCATATTTAGGTAAATTTACTGTAAATCCTAATAGAGTAAAACATATAAATAAAAAAGCAAATGAAAAAGCTAATAAGATACGTATTAAGAAAATATAAATTTTTACATTATATGGGATTTCATAATAAAGATTGTAGACGAAGAGTGTACACAACTGAACAAGATTTCTTATGTTTACGTACAGGTAATACACATAAAAAATTTGAACTATGAACTATAAATGTGATGCATGCGGAGCAACAATGCGTTTACAAAAAAGCACTACAGTCCTAATAGAAGGGAAGTGGGTAACTAAAGAAGCAGAATGTGCTTGTGAGGCTGGTCAGTACATGAAAGAAGTATTAACTAAAGAGTATGAGGGATTTCCTACAATCAAAAGGAACGATTCTGCACAAAAAATTTAAATTATGGGATTAAGAGCAACACTTAAAAAGAATAAAACAGTAAGAGGAAGACGATGGACTATACGTAAAGATAGTGATGGTAGGGTAACAGAAGTTAAAATGATATTTAAACCAGAAGAGTATAAACAGTATTCTAACGCTAGAGAAATGTACGGAGATAAGTCGTTATTAGAAATCTTAGAAAAAGATTATGAAGCTTCAAGATGATTTACTCTATATAAAGGAAGGTAATATAGTTCATCCTAGCCCGTATGCTTGTACTATATTAGAATTCAAAGGGTTAAAGAATAAAGAGCTGGCTTTTGTATACTTTATGATAGATCATAGGTCTGCATATTCAGTATATGAATGGGAACAACGTGAAATTGAAGTAAAAATTAGTATATTTGGAGATGATTCTAAGTGGAGTCCGTCTACTAAAGTGCTAGCTGCTTGTGAAAAGTATGAAAAGCTTATAGAAACTTCAGCTGTACGATTATTAAAAGCAGCTAAAGAGTCTATAGTTAAATTAGAGAAATATTTTAGATTTGTAGATCTTCACGCTATGGATGATAGAGGTAAACCTATCTACGCAGCTAAAGATCTAATAAATAACTTAGAGAAGATGGGTAAAGTTGTAGATGGATTAACAAGACTAGAAGATATAGTAAAAAGAGAAGAACAAGCCGCTAATTTNAATAGAGGTGGAGTAGAAACGAACAAATATAACGCATAATGGACTTTATGGAAGACATCGAACTTTATAATGAAGCTATGGTAAACGCATATAATGTTATAACTAAAAAAGTAAGTATTGAAGATGTATTTATAGAATTAGAAGACGAGAGTGATTTAATGGAAGACTTATTTGAATTCCCTCTCCCATTTAATCCTTTTATGCATGGAGATATATCTAACGATGAGATAGATTTAGTTGTAGATCATTTTTCTGATTTAGAAGAGTATGAGAAGTGCGCAGAACTAGTGACTTATAAAAAAAATGTTAAATAATACAGATAGAGCAAGACCTGCTGCTATAAACTTTTTAGCAAACGGAGCATACACTAGATCATTACCAGGAACTAAAGATTATTACGAGTTTTGGGATGAAGAGCGTGATAGATGTCTTTATGGTTATACAGCAGATAAGGGTACTGCTGATGAATTTAAAGTTACAGGATTTCATTATTTTTATTTAAATTATTGCCCTATTGATAGAGCTATTGATGAAGAGATGCCTGATGGTACCATACAATCTAGGCGTGAACGTAGTTTTCCAAGTTTTTATGATGGTGATTATCAATACTTTACTGAGATAGATAAAGCAAGAGCTGAGAATAGGCATATGATTGTCCTAAAAGCAAGACGTAAAGGATATTCATATAAAGCAGGATCTATGTTAGCTCGTAACTATTTTTTTGTTAGGAATAGTAAAAACTTTGTATTTGCTGCACAAAAAGAATATTTAATTGGGGATGGTCTCTTGTCTAAGGCGTGGGATTTTTTATCTTTTATAGATGATCACACTGCATGGGCCCAACCTAGATTAAGGGATAGAGAGATGAGTAAAATGTCTGGGTACAAGAAGAAAGTTAATGGAGTAGATATTGAGATGGGAATGAAATCTCAAATAATAGGAGTGTCACTGAAAGATGCTCCAGATAAAGTGAGGGGAAAGGCGGGTGAGTTAGTTTTCTTTGAGGAAGCTGGTTCATTCCCCGGACTACTCAAGGCGTGGGAGGTTACAATGCCAACAATGAGACAAGGTAGCAAAACATTAGGCTTAATGGTAGCTTTTGGTACAGGTGGTACAGAAGGTGCAGATTTTGAAGCAATGGAAGAGATATTTTATAACCCAGAAGCATATGATTGTATGGCTTATGAAAATATATGGGACGAAGGTTCTATGGGTACTAAATGTGGTTATTTTATACCTATATATACTAACTTAGATGGGTTTATAGATGATTATGGTAATTCACAAAAAGAACTAGCTATAGAATATGAAGAAACTGCACGAGATAAAAAGAAAGGTGCTGCGGATGCCAAATCTTTAGACCAATACATCGCGGAGCATCCTTTCTCTCCTGCAGAAGCAACATTACAAGTTACTGCTAATTTATTTGACGTGGCCTCTCTTCAAGAGCAATATAATAAGATCAGGGCTAATAATTTATATTCTATAGGTACTGTTGGGGACTTATATCATGACAGTAATGCAGCTGTTAAATTTAGGCCTAACCCTACAAGTAAACCTATACTAAGATACCCGCATAGAAGAGAAGATGATAATACAGGTACTATAGTTATATATGAATCTCCTTATAAAAATGAGAAACAACAAGTACCGCGTAGTTTATATGTTCTATGTCATGATCCATACGGACAAAGTCAAGCTGCAGATTCTACATCTTTAGGAGCAGCATATGTAATTAAAAGGCCTAATAATTTATCTAGACCAGATGATATGATAGTAGCTTCATATGTAGGAAGACCTACGAGTTCAGATGAGTATAATAGAAATTTGTTCTTATTAGCTGATTACTATGGATGTAAGATAGGATTTGAGAATGATCGAGGAGAAATTATTGCATATGCTAAAAGATATAGAAAAATGCATAAACTCCAAGAAGAGTTTGAAATGTTAGACAAAAAAGAACTTCAATCCAGAACTGTAAAAAGGCAGTATGGAATGCACATGACCGAACAAAGAAAAAGGCAGGGTGAGTTATATATAAGAGATTGGTTAAATACTGTAAGAAGTAAGAACGATAAAGGAGAGAGCTTATTAAATTTACATAAAATATATGACCCTGCTTTACTAACAGAGTTGATGAAATTTAACCATAAAGGTAACTTTGATAGAGTAATGGCGTTAATGATTGGGATGTACCACACTAGAGAGCTGTATAATACAGAAGTTAAAGATATATTAGAAGATAACTCAGCCAACAGTTGGTTTGATAATATGTATAAATAAGTGGTATAGTAATAAAGAGTATATATAAATACAACATTAGTGTATATCTATAGGATAAAAGGTGTACATTTGCAAGATTATGGGAACATACAAAGAAATACCTAGACAAAAACTTCCAATTAAGAAAAAAAATAAAGAATGGAGGGAAGATTGTGTTAAGTCATATATTAACATATCTAATGTAGGACATAGTGGCGGCAATACTGGTAATGGTAGGAAAAATGATTTATTAAG